AGACTGCGTCAGCTTTAGACAAAGAGTATTTGCCTCTAAATATACCATCCACTTTGGATTGTATTTTATTAATAGCTTTGCTAGCTATTATAATGGCCGCTTCTAGTCCTTTAGCTGTTGTAGTATTTACTGTTAACTCTGCCATTATCTAGTAAATGTATTTTTTGATAGTGTTTCTTCTCTCTCTAAAACATTTTTGAAAGTTTCTACTTGATCCGCCAACGAAGCTCCTGCAGATTGTATAAGAAACATGGTCGTTGCTAAGTCTGATTCTGATGCTTGAGATAAAAAAGTTGCTGCAATATATAACTGATCCATGACTCTTTTTAATTCTCGTGTAAATGTTTTTCCCAATATTACGGGTTCTCCAGCAGTTTCAGCTCTTGCGCCTAATTCTATTTTTGGAGAACTCAAAAGTATTTTTTCGTTTGCATCTAAGTTGATAGTCTTAGTAGAAGATATGCCTACCGCTTGCTTTCCAAATAAGAATACGGCATCATCTTTGGAATGGATCATTACTCTACCGCTTGAGAGAATAATTTGATTACCTGTATATGGAAATTTAGGAGAAAACATTAGTTGCCTTGGGTTTTTTTATCTTGATCTGCAGCCGATACTATTTCGTTAGATATTGGTTTAACAGGAATTGAATTAAATCTTTCTACTTGAGGATCTATACCAGTTCCAAAAGAAGATAAAGGAAAATTATTTATGTCTTCTAAAACTACCTCTTGACCTGCAGTTAAATATATAGAAGATTTATCTCTATTTATATTTTCTATTGTGTAAGAAAATTTATCAGGATCGACAGGTGTGCCCTGTCCATTTCTAATAATAACTATAGGATCTCCTCCGTTACCAGCATTAGACCAAGGACTTTCTTTTTTCTGACTTGGTACAGTGCTTCCAAATCGTATTGATTGGCCATAACGAGATTCTAATACAGTATCTCCTTCAAATATTTTTAAATTACGTACGTTTTCTTTTTCAACAAAAGTAGTTCCTAGGGGAAATTGTTGAGCGGATCCAGTATCAGCATTACCAGCATAAGTAGGTTTTGCCAAACTTTTTTGTAGATAATCCCTGTACTCGTACATGTTTGGAAAAGCGTTTTGATGAACTGAATTCCAAAGAGCAAAAGGAGGAAAATAATAAAGTTGTTGTTCGTCTGATTTTTTATTCAATTTGGGAGATGGTCCAGTTATCATAACAACTATCTCTCCAACTAATGGATACTGTTTTATAAAGCTATTTATTGGATACGCAGCTTTTGATATATTATTACTAATAGAAACAGGAAGAGCAGAATAGAGTGGCTCGTATCTAATTTTACCTATATCTGCTGGAGTATTATAGCCTTCTTGAAGTAGTGTGGTACCAGGAACGAATTGTCCATACACTACGCTTTTAACTCGACCAATAATAAGATATTGACCGGAAGATGCGCCTCTTTGGGCATCTAGTTTCTGACCAAATAAATATCCGTCTGCCATTATGCTTTAGGTAATTGTTTAGCTCCATTTCCTATTGAAGTTACCTCGCTCATTAACTGCTCAATGTCTTTCTCTGTTAAAAGTCCTCCGTCTTCAACCGATTTGTCCTTGGCCTCTGCAGACTTTTGGAAAGCACTAAGAATTTTCATTAGCACTTCGTCGTTCTTAAGGCTAGAATCTAATAAGCCCTTGATCATGGGTACCAAAACAATAGCATCGCCCGGACCTTCTATCATATCAGCCAAGCGTAGTATTTCAGACTTAATTGTTGAATCTTGGGACTTGTGTTTGTTATACACCTCTTCCACTAAATGCGACAAAGTCTTTCCAGGGAAGATTTCCTTTTCTAGTTCCATACTATTTTTTAAATAAATATCACTGGTCAACGTTTTCAATATGGTGATCCAAGACCTCTTTATATACCACCTTAAGCTTCTTTATGACCTTGGTTATTGTATTTGATTGACAATCGGTCATCTCTTTTATGTATATGAATAGAGCTTTTTTATTGAAAATGTCTATATTCTCCCTTCTTTTGAAGACTTCTAATATGGCATCAGCAACTTTTACCTCTTGATCTTTATCGAAAAGTTGCATTAGATTTTCGTCTACATATTTTATAAACTCATCTATAACAGAAACTCTATTAACATCGGAAGATTCGGGCTCTAGAATTAGAGTTTCGTGGGTACTATTAGCATTGTCGATCTCTTCTACTTGTATCTTAGAAACCATTTTTTTGTAGTTCTTTTGGTTGTAGATGATCAAGTATCTCTTTGCAATAGTGCCAAAATATGAATACGCCTTGCCCTTTGATTGATCGTAAAGGTGCAGTTTTTGTAAAAGAAAAGAGATAACTTCGTACTTAAGGTCCTCTATATTATCTACTTCTGTGTAGTAAAATTTAAAAGTGTGGATAATGTTTTCAGCTAATTTATAGAATGCGTAGTGAATCTCTTTATTGTATATCTGATTCGCAATGGCTTGATTTGACGCAGCTCTATATCTTAAAATTGCCTCTTCAGTTTCAGAAGTAAAGTAAACGTTTTTTGTTTTTGGTTTTCTTATTCTAGGAGTACCTTTTATGGTAAGACCCATATCCGGTTCCGGTTCAACCATTAATTCTTCTGCCATGATTTATTTTCTTCCTGTAAATTGTTGAACTCTAGCTTGGATTGCTTTTATGGTTTCAAAAAGTTGTAATAACTCTGGGTCGGATTGTACCCACATTGTCATATCGATCTTGTTTACTAATCCGTTGAAATCGTCTGTTAATGCTAAAGTGTCGTTAACGAAGCTGCTTTGATTAAGTACGATCTCTTCTAATCTTTTATTTTTTCTATAAAGATTGTATACCATGGCGCCAAAAATAGTGGCGAACCATAATACGATTGCGATTATTCCAGTCATATTAATTAAATTTGTGTTTCTACTCTCGAAGCCATTAGATCGGCTTGGTGTAGTATGTAAGGTAAATTAGTTTTCAATTCAGAGTCAGAACTGTACGTAATGTAATACGCCTTATTTGATTCTTCGTACAAACCATCGTGCAATTTGATTGCTAAGAATTCGTTTTCGCTAACAGAAATATTGGCTTGCTGTAAATAGAATAAACTACGATCTGCTATTCTCATGTGAGTAATATTATTATTGTACTTAAAATGAGCGCCTTGCTTTTCTACATGCCAAGAAGAGTCGTTAGGTACATAGAAAGGCTCTTCATTAGTGCCCAATTTACCAAGGTCATGATTAATTGCAGAGAATACTAGTTCTTCAACAGTATAATCTTTCTTCTGACCAAAGCGCTCCCATACTTTATCCATAACTAAAGAGGCCTCAACTACTCTATTAACGTGTTCAACGTATCCTCCTGGAAAACAGTTATGGTGCGCTAATTTAGTAGATGCTGGACTTATAGCTAGTGTAACTTCTCTAGATTTATAAAATTCCAGTAAAACATCTTTTCTGTCAGAGGTAATGTATTTGTCTATGTACCCATAAAACTTCTGTAAGTTCTCAAGGATCTGTTCTTCTGTTAGTTTTTTCATAACTTTTATTTTTTAAGATTCGTGCTCAGTGTTTATTAGGTGCTGGACTTCATTTATCTTGTCTTGCATCTTTTCTAAAGTCGCTTTTAACTCTTGTGGAGGACGCAGTTGGGAAATTTGCGAACTTTGGTACATTATCATGTTTACCAATTCGCCTAATTTTTTAGTTATTAATTCTTTGTATCTCATATTGTTAATTTAATAATTTTTAATCGCATCGATGATATTATCTATCGAGTACATTCCCATTATAGAAATGTTTTCAGTAATTAATTTTACTTTGCCTATATTGGAATACTTCTCAGCGATGTGCAGTATTTTGCCGTCTAAGTTAACCATTGGATAAGAATCTACCCCAGTAATGTCTTCTATGTTATCACACATATTGGGATACTGTTCGCAAGGAATCTCTTCGTACCCAATTTTTAAACTATCTAAGGTTGTCTTTAATTTTTTACATTTATCACAACCTTCTAGTACGTATATCTTAATCATCTTCTTCTATATTATTAAACTCCGGATCTAATTCATTCATTAATTCGTACCAATATTTTTTTTCTTCATTATTCATATCTTCATAGTTCATGCTAAGATACATGTATAATCCCTGTAGTTCTTCCTCTGTTAGTTGCTGTTTTATTGTTTCTTTATTTTCTATATTCATCTGTCTGCTGTAGTTTTTCCCCCTGTTATAGAAGGTTTTAAAAATAATTATTTTGTAGGACAATAAAAAACTTAAGTTTTAAGTGTGCTCAACAAAGATTAAATTTTTTTATTTAAAATTATTTTAGTATATTCAATCCATGGAGAACGAACAATTAGTTTTGGGCCTTTTGGAATCGGTGTTGGGAAAATCTAAACCCGACAAAAATAAGAAGGACCATGCATTCCATTGCCCTATTTGTAATCACAAGAAACCAAAGTTGATTGTGAACATTTTTACGGGTCAATACAATTGTTGGACGTGCCACCCGGCCACAAAAGGCAAAACTCCCGTTTCTTTATTTAAAAAGCTGGGAGTGGAGAAAGAGAGAATGGTCGAGATGAGAGGCTACTTTAAAGGCGATCGCACTAAGATAGAAGACACAGAAACAACTCGCGTATTTTTACCAAAAGAATTCATTTCAATGACCGAAAACGACAAGTCATTGGAGTATCGTCGCGCAACAGTTTACCTAAAAAATAGGGGCATCAACGAGTCCGACGTAAGAAAGTACAATATTGGATACTGCAAAGAAGGTCGTTATAGAAATAGAGTTATTGTGCCTTCTTACGATAAAAACGGCCAAGTAAATTATTTTATTGCTAGATCTTTCGAAAAGGAACCGTATCAAAAGTACGACGCGCCATCAGTAAACAAAACTGAAATCATAGGACTGGAATATCATATTAACTGGACAGTACCGGTTATACTTTGCGAAGGCATATTCGACGCAATTGCTATCAAAAGAAATGCGGTACCGCTATTCGGTAAGAGTATTACAAAGGCACTGATGTTGAAACTTGTGGAATCTCAAGTAAAAACAGTATATTTGGCACTTGATAAGGACGCACTAAAAGAAGCGCTGACTTACTCTGAACAGTTGATTAATCTTGGAAAAGAAGTTTACCTAATAGAATTAGATGGTAAAGATCCTTCAGATCTAGGATTTACGAGCATGACAGAATTATTACAAAAAGCAAAACCATTAACATTCGGAGAATTAATGCTCAGAAGAATGAAAATGAATTAACAAGATGACAAAATATTTCGACAACGTAGAAAGCCTTTCTAGGATCTTTCACATATCAGACATACACATACGAAACTTCAAGAGGCACGACGAGTACAGACGAGTCTTCTCTAAACTTACCAATTACGTTGCGAACAGTTTCGACAAACAAAGCCTGATCTGTCTGACGGGCGATATAGTACACGCGAAGACCGATGTCACTCCAGAACTTGTAAACGAGGTTCAAACATTTCTAAAAAACTTGGCAGACATCGGTCCCGTGTTACTTATTCCTGGTAATCACGATGCTAATCTAA